CTGAGGATAAATACAAAAAATCTCCCTATTCCCATTTAGAGAAATTCTCTGATACTCAAGGAGAAGGTCACACTAAGTCGAACTTTTTTGAAGCTACTGTTACCAGTTATGTTATGTCTTCTGGCTTAACGGGATGGGATGATATTTAACAGCATCGCTCGATAAGACAGAAAGCCGTTGATGCCACCTTTTTTTCGGTTGTGGTAAAAGGTGGTTATTATTGCCACTCTTATCTTGCCATGTGATCAATTCTGCTGGTGGAATACTAATTCCAGCCAAATATTTTCTGTAATTCAATTTAAATTCTCCAAATATTTTCTGATTTTATTTTACCTTAAATATCAGACACAAGAGGCGGACGGTTCTTAAAAGGATGCGCGGCGGGTAAGTTAGCGACGAGGCCCCACTTCCACGCAGCGTAGCCCTTCGCTCGTTGGCGCTCCGCCAACGACCAGACGAAGTCTATCCCTACAACCTCCATAATCTTGCCGCGCCAGCCGCGCGAAAGCCCCGGCAAAAACCGATCATTGCCGATAAAGAGACTGGTTCTGTTGGCACTATGCGCGAAATTCGATGCCAGCACGAAAGGCTGGCTGATTGTCGGCAAAGCCGTGTTGGTCGCCGAGGTGGCACCGTTATGAAAAAATGAGCCAGCGAACCATCCAGTGCCGGTGTTATTCGTGAGAATAACATCGGTGTTTAGGGTAAAGGTGTGTGAAACCAAACCAGCATACCCATTGAACGGGTTCGGCCCTTCGTAATGCGCGACGATCAGGTAACGCGTCGGATTGAAGTTGGAAACCGCGAGGTTGCGCAGCCCTAAATTATTTATCGCTGCCCCCCAGTCGATGGCCGGCAAGCCGTTTTGAACATTTTGTCGCAGCGTAGGGGCATTTACTAGGGCTGGCACGGACACGTGTCGCTGAAACCCGCTTTTGTCGCGCCACTCGGTCACACCGCCGCCACTGGTCGCCGTGATGGTGGACAGGTCTGCTGCATCAAACCACACTGAAAGCCCAGGTAGATTTGCGGGTGTCCATAATCGGGGACTAGCGTCAATTATCAACATTTTTGAAATTACAGACTTTTAAAAATCGTTATCAGATTAATTACTGCTTTTTTAAAGAAAGAGAATACTTTTTGCAGAAAATGCTGATTACTTCCACTTTTATCTTTTAAGATAAAAATACTATTATTTTTATCGCAACCCAAAGTAGTATTATCAGTAGCGTCAAACCAGAGACAAAGTCTTTTAGATTTTAGTTCTACTGGTGTCCACAATTGTGATTTTTGTGATTTTTTAGATTCAAACATAACAAAACTCCTACAAGAACTAATTATTAAAAACCGCAGACACTTTGAGAATATTTTGATTCAACAATTGAGCTAACAGATTCTCGTCGTTGAATTGTTCTATTACTGCTTGTAAAATATCCGATTCAGAAATCGGATTTAATTTCCCTTCGCTATTAACAGAAATAGTAAGCCTTGTAGTTTCTCCAAAGACTGCTGCCGTCATTCCCAATTTAGCCACATTTAATTTAACATAAGGATTAAAAACGATCATTTCTGATAAAATCCTTTTGTAAACATAAAATCGGACAGATTTATCATCGATTAAACTAGGCTTGATTTGATTATCGAAAAAAGCTGGATCAGTTGACATTTCATTAAAAGACCCAGAAACATTTGTTAATGCAATTTGGTATCTTTCAATATATTCGGGACTATTTAGGAATAAACTTTGAGCAATTAAACTATTAGGCATTTAAGTTAGCGAAGGTGTTTCGCGAAAAATTAACAAAAAGAGGATACTCAGTGGTCCGCCAGTGACACTGGTAATATCGAATCGAATTTCTTGAGCAGTAGTAATAATTTGTCCTTGTCCAGATACTGTAAAATTAGCCCGGGCAGTAGTAAGAGATAGGTTAGACAGTCCTGGTATTGCCCCAAAAGAAGCACCACTACCAAAGCTAAAAGTCATTGTAGCACTTCCCACGGTTGTACGCAAATTTCGCACTTCTAAAAGAGTAATTTCTCTTAGAAAAGAAGCAACAGGAATTTGCTGTGCAGCAGAAATGTTCGTAATAGTTACTATCTCGCTTTGCAACCGACTAGCAACCCAATTAACGTCAACAAAATCCTGGAGTTTAGTAATTATCCCTGCATTTTCTGCCACATCAATAAGCCTCTAACAATACAGTAAACTCTCCAGCAGTCGGAACATAGCTAAAAGTAACCGTAATTGATCCGGTAGTTGGCCTTGTAATATCTGGATATACATCGGCTCGATCGCCAGCAGTTCTGCGGACTTTTACATCAACATCAAAAGTATTAAACGTGTGGCTGATAGGGAAAGTGCTGTCAGTGCCATTGCCAATTGTGGCTTTAGCTTGTCGTTTAATTACATTTGAACCTAGCAAAGCTTCCACAGTAACAACTTTACCTACATCGGTATTGTTATTAATATTTGTCGAGGCTGCTAAAGTTACTCTTCCCGGAGTAGTTGTCGTTGCATCAGGGACAGAATTTCCGTAAATAGTCCAGATAATCGGATCGGTTCCTATTATTGGATTTCGGGTAATTTGTCGATAAGTCGCACCGATAGTTGTCCCCGTAGAATCGGGAACATAAACAGTGGCATTATTTAACTCAGTAGAAGTATTTGCATCAGAACTTCGCGTTGCTGGTACAGAAGCCCCGTTCCAAATATAAATCCCGTTTTGAGTGTTATTTGTTTGACTAAGTGCTAAAAAACGGCCATTAAGGGACATCGTTACTCCCCCAATAGTCGATCCTGGAGCATCTAAATTGATATTACCAGAGGATGAAGCTAAAACCGCCGCCTTCTCATTTAATCCAGTAAAATAATCTTCTATAAATCCAAGGTTTACAGCGTCGTATGCACTCTGTGGATTAGGGACTTTTGCCGTCGCGTTAGTCCCAAAAGTAACGTTGTTATCAAATCGGGGCATAATTTACCTCTATAAAGAAAGAATTGCATATCCTACGGCAGGATAAGAAAAAGAAACTTGGGTAGTATTCAAAGACAAATGCTGTTCATCGGCATAAATTTTAACCCAACCTAAACTAAATAATTGAATTTGAGGATAGGCATTTAAATTATGGTTAATTAGCCAACTATCTGAATTAGTGGATTGAGTGTGTAGATAGGAAGGACTTGGCTCTCCCTGCTCACCTTTTTCGCCACGAATATTAATCGCATCGGTAATCGATAGAACTATGCCATTATTCCCAATATACCCACCAATAGCCGGTGGCGAACCAGAACCGCCTACCCAATCAGATACTTGCAGTACCCGACGATTGCCGTCAGAAATTAAAGAAAGAATAGGAGACCAGCCGGCATTCCCTAAAGTAGCTGAAAGAATTATCTTCTGAGAACTACCTATTATTTCCGCTATCGCACCAGAGGACTGAATAATTACCGCCATCAGACTTGCCCCCTTACCACTACAGGAGTTAGATCAAAAGCTAAAGGTTGAACTATCAATTTAGTAGCAATTGTTTTAGAAGCCTCTAAGTCAGCTTGCCAGTAGTCTCTTCCTGGTTTTGGCTGTGTAATTTCTTTAATTGCAATCGGAGTAATATCCATTTCAGCCGTAATATTACTATCGACAATCAACTTAAAATAAGTGTAATTTTCATATTCAGCTCCCTCTACCGTAAAATCTCCAAATTGCAACCCCTCGATCCGGCCAGTAGCTATTCTAGTCTCGCCTGATTGTTTGGCAATATAGAAGTTAATGTTCCATGCCGTAATATCTCCTTGAACATAAAACTCCTCATCCCAAGTCGCTCCCTGCTTAATCTCAATAACAGTTTCACTGGCAATCGTAGGATACGACTGCCCTATTAAATAGAGATTGCCTGTGAGGACTTTTTGTGGCATCAATAAGTTCTGTACTGTTTATTGTATTATATATTAAATTTTCTTTTTTGAGATATACTTAAAAGGAAAACATAATTTATACCGCCGCGCTCTTTTATACCGCACCCGGGAGCGCGGTTATTTTTTTTGTCTTGACAATTCTATTAAGACTATGAGAGAATTTTTTTAAAGATTGACAGGAGATACCGTCTAAACAAAGGGCGGTATTTTTTTTGCTTATCTGTATTACATATATTACAGATACTACAGAGCGGTTGTTAGGTTGTAGATAGATTGTAGATAAGGTTATCTACAATCGAAAGCTTTACAGGGTAAAGCTTTCAGACTTTGTAGATATTGTTGATGCTTTATAGAGAAAAAAAGAAAAAAAGATGTACAGCAAAGTCAGCAATAAAAAGTCATTAAATGCAAAACCGACTCTATTGACAAAATGCCGTATTTTTGGCTAATCAGAGAATTTTAGTGTCGAGAAGTGTTTTATCGCTAATTTGTTCTTTTTGTAATTCGATTGTTAATAAGGTTATTAACAATCGAAACCTTTGCAATGACTAGGTTTCAGACTTTGTAGATATTG